CCTGTAGGTTCTGCTGTTGCCTCATCGACCTCATCCACATTTTCCATCTCTTTATTGAGTTCTTCAGACATTTTTTGTCTCCTTGTAAAGTTTTGATTAATTATATTTATAAAAATTAGAGTTTAGAAAGAAACATTTCAAAGGCTTCCACCTTTTTATTATCAGAAGCAACTCTTTGGATTCTGGCAACTTCTGACTCTCTGAGTATTCCGTTATCCCAAATCCATTCTTTTCCTTCCATTATTCCTTCCACAAACGCCTCTGGTGCAGATGGATCAGCGACAATATCTCCTGCTGTTGCAAGATAAAAATCGTCTTTAACTACATTAGTTTGACCCTTCTTTTCAAGTGTTCCCATTCCTCTACTAGAGACTCCAAGTTTCGCACCCGCATTTAAAAGTTCCTTGACAATTTTACCATTAGGTGTGTCAAGAATCTTTGCTTTTCCGATGATGTTATTTCCATCCTCGTAAAGTTCTTCGATTAAATGAGAAACCCTATCCAAATTAACTGTTGGGCCGTCAGGATGACCTAACTCTCCAAAAGCACGTTTGGGTTCTACAAGTTCCTTATTATATCGTTTAACTTCTTTTGATAAAATATTTATAGGGTACATTCGACCATTCCTATTTTTGGTTTCGGCCTGCATGAAAACCCCTTTGATTTTCAAATCTTTTCCACCCTTACCTTCAGTAAGAACTTCAAAGTTATCAAACATTTCTGTGATTAATTTCATATATACCCCTTATACTAATTCGTATGATTTGTGTACAACAATGATTGCATAGGAATTGCCCGATACTGTAATACCAATATCAGCAGTTTGTGTTCCTCCTAATTCTGCACCAGCGAAACCTAAGTTCCAATGTCCTGTTCCTGTAAATGCATGAACATTTGTACCTCCCCTATCTATTGTAATAGAACCGGCTGTTTGCCAGAAAATATCAACAATGTGAGCTTTTGTAGGGGTAGCCTCATTAGCACCTTTAAGTTCTGCTAATGTTATTGCTCCATCAGTAGTGTCTATGTGAAGAACACTTCTCTGATTTGAATTTCTAATTGAATTTGCCATAGTTTATATCCTAAATTGAAAGCATTTCTTTATCAAAATAATCCATAATATCTTTAACTTTTACACCATGTTTTTTAGCAACCTTTTCCACATTCTTATCAAATGTTCCTAGAAAATCAGCCGGCTTCTTTTCCATTGTTGCAAAAACCGCATCAACTGCGGATTTCATTTTAGGTGTAAGTTTTTTGTAAGAGGATGATTTCTTATGTTCATCCTTTTCTACAACCCATGTGTTAAATTCCCTAAACTTCTTCATCAGCAGTATCTTCTACGTTTGTTTGTCCTTGTTTCACTAGGGAATTTGCTACCTCTACTCGTTTTAAGTCTAGTGCAGCTCCTATCTTTTGTGCCATTGATGCTTTGAAATGTGATTCTGCATCTATTTTGTTATCGTCAACTAACGCTGAAATCATGTTTGGTATTTCACTCATAATAATTTATCTCTGTTAAGGTTATCCAGGCCCCATAGGCCCATCTTTATCCATTGGATTGTCCATTGGTTCATGATCTTCTGGTTCTGGTTCTCCATTAATTTGTCTATCCATAGTATCAATTTCATCTTGAGTCATACGGAAAACGTGTTTTTGTACATATTCTTTGGAAAACCAATCACCTATATAAGGCTCCATATTATTGAGCATATCTAAACGCTCACGAAGCACATCCATATCACGCATTTCTGCATAGTGTCCATCCTTCATATAACTATATGAAAGATTTTCTTTAATATCATTCCAATCATCATCTGCAATAACACCTTTAAGTATTAACTGTGTTTTCAGTATATCATTGAATAAACCATTAAATTTGTTCCTCAATTTTTGAACAAACTTAGTAAACTTTACTTCATCTCTTGTAATTTCTGCACCTCGACCCATATTAAACCCATTATCAGTCTCTAACCGACTAACAGGAATATTCAAAGATCGATATAACTTTTTCTGGAAATAGACAATATCATCTATCTCTCCTAAATTCTGTCCTCCAGGCAGAGTAGTAATCTCTGTACCTCTACCACCCTCTCTACGAGGCAACCAGAAATCCTCTAACATACTCATCTGGTTTCTGTCATCTTTAATCTCACCAGTTGATGCGTTGTACACCAACTTATTTCGGTAACGATTCATGACATCTTTTAGATATTGTTCTGCCTTGACTTTAGGTAGATTACCAACATCTATATAGAAAATTCTTCGTTCTGGAGCTCTTGAGATACGATAAATTACTACCGCATCTTCAATCATTCTAAGTTGATTTACTGGTTTGATAGCCTTATGCAAATAGGATAAGACCATTGCTTTTGTGGGGTCAAACAATCCAGAAGCACAATGGGCTATTGCATCTGCTGTAATTTTAAGTGCGGTTCCTGAAGGGCCCGAAGCCCCTGTATTTGCGTTGGAAACTCCACTCTCATTATATAAATAAAAATCATCTACTACACTAAGTGCAGGAGATTTCTTTTTGGTTTCTGTTTTTTCGATTTTACGAACTCTCTTAATTTTTAGAGAATCGATATATCTTAATTCCTTTATTCCTTGTTGTGGATCATCTTCATCTATAATTTTATGAAAATGAATCCTACCATCTATATACCATCTTCTGAAAACATCATGGGCCTTATTAGAAAAATCTAATAACTTTAATACTTGTGAAAATTCCTCCCTAACCCTCTTTTTAATCTTTGAGGAATAAGGAAGATTATCAGTATTAATAGTTACAGCCTGTCTGTTCTCATCAATGTTTATAGATTCGTTAATAATATCTTCAATAGCTAAATCGCACTCTGGATGCTCTGAAGTAGACCTATATCTACGAACAAGATCAGATTCATTTTTAGTCTGACCTTCTAAGTCTATAAATTCGCTGTAGAAACCAGCGGTTGTCGTTGCTCCAGACTCAGGATCGGGGAGAACGAAACTTGCTGGTTCTCCCTTATCCTTTGATCTAGTTATTTGAAAGCCAAATAGTTGTGCCATAATACTCCGTAATCAATTTATCAATGTAAATATTTATACGAAATATTAAGTAGTAGTATTTGACTCAAAAAATTGATAACGATATGTTACTTCAAATTCTTCTACTGCATCATTGGAATCATATGCTAAATCAATTTGAGCTATTGTTAATGGAAATAACCCTCTGAAAGTATAAGATTTGATTACTTGTCCTGCACGATCTAATTGATCTACAAATGCATCAACTTGATAATCAGATGGATTTGATAATCCACTATTATCAGATAATGAATTAATTTCATTCATCCATCTTTCAAATGCATTGCGGATAGCAAAATCAGTATCATTCATAACCATTGTAGTCCATGTTTCAAATGTTCGATCCCCTGCAATATACAGATTACGACCACGAAAAGGAACTGCAACTTCACCTAATGTTTGCCCTGGCATATTAGTTGCTTTACAGAGAAAAGACATTTGTCTTGTTTCTCCTCCAACAGCTGCATAGCCTGGGAAAGGCATAGTTACTGAAAACTGATTTGCTCTTGCTCCACCACCTTTTAGGACTGATTTAAAGTCATTTATGTTTGCCATGTTTCCTCCTATGCCCCAACTACTTCACTAAACGCAACACCAGTTTTCGTGGCAATGAAGTTTAGAGAAATAAAGTTAATAGAACGAGCAGGTTTGACAAAAATATCGGCAATAAACTCGTTTCGGTCAATTACACTTCCTGTGTTATTTGACTCGTCACATACTACTAGGAAATCTGTGATTCCCCTACGACCTTGTACATCACGCAAGAAAGGTTCAACCATGTTCCTAAATCCTGCTCTTGTGAACTCATCATTGAATTCAAACAACTGGAATTTAGCTGCGGTTGAGATTGCTTTCTCTATTGTAATGAATAATCGTCTTACGTTGATACGATCAAACGCACTTGGTTTTGATTGTGCAGTTTTGTCTCCGTACAAGACTGTACCTTGGCCTGGGAACGCACAAATTGGATTTATCCTTGAACGATACAGGATGTCTCTGTTGGCTTTCTGTGGGTTATAAGCAAGTTTTACAACTCCTCTTATTTGTCCACGATTAAAACCGCCTGGTGAGAACCATGCATCTGCAACAAGGTCTGTCCTTGCACATAATCCTGCCATATCTCCGTTTAGTGGAATCCACCGATAAGTGTCATTGTACTTATCATATGTGTATTTGTACCCACTATCGAACATAGCATAGGATGTTGAAGTT